CCTTCGATTTCTTGTCCGAAAACAAGGGCATACGAGGATCACTTTCACGAAGGAAATTGTTGTCCACGGATTCCAGTTGAGACTTGTTCTGATTCGCGTAGTATGCTGATCGTTGTTCCAAGAACTCCGACGGGATGCGGCAGAGCAACAAACCACCCACCTCAATGTTGCCTTTAAAGCGACCTTCGGTAGTAGCGTGCATCATGAGCTCAGGATAATCCTCTGCTTTGCAGGGCTCGTATCCTTCGCGAAGCTTCGAAGAAATATTTGATGGGTCTGCTGCCCCCAAAATACCGGTGCGAATCCAGCGATGAGTCCAGCCTGAGCGGGGCTCCGGGCTAGGTAGAGTTTCGGGCGGACGCCACGCCGTTGGGCGTTGCGAAACCGTGCGATCTTCTAATTCACGGGCCAGTCGGTTTTGTTTAGTAGCGTTTTCCATCATTCACCTCTTTTCAGCAAAGCAACCTGTTTAGCGTATTGTTCGATTGGAACCCCAAGACGGCGAGCGATCGCGGCTTCGGATGCCTTCAATTTAATACGATTAGGCGGTGTGCTACGTGAGGCCGGAGCCACAACAGTAGCGGATTTTGTTGCACGGCGGGGAGTTTCCTCTTCAGCCGGTTCTGATACTTTTCTTGGAGGAGTATCGTCGTCCTCATAGCTCTGCTCACTATCAAAGTGCTCAGGAAATCGTTTGCGCATCGTTTTGTCGATGGTTTGGAAGTACTCTTCAGTACCTACATAGTTCGCACCATACTCCTTTGCGAGCTTCTTGTCAAGCCCCATAGCAGTCATAGTCATTTCTTCGTCTACGCCCCACCAGTCAGCGTTCTTATCTACCCACTTTTTAGTGCGAGGAGACATCTGGGGTTGGCTGTCCTGAACTTGCTGTGCGGTTTGGAAGTTATCCTTCTCTTCCACCTCGATCGGCCTCATGTTCTGAGCCTTCTCGATCTTCAACGTAGCACGAGCAATTTCAGCTTGGGCATCGGCGAGCGCGTCTACATCGCCCGACTCATAGGCTTCCTTGTACCTCTTCTTAGCGGACACCAGCTCAATATCCGCAGTCGACTTAGACTGCTCGATATAGGCTTGGCTACCCGTAGCAAGCTGTTGTTGGAGGCGTTTGTTTTCCTCAAAGACCTGTTTAGCGTAATGCTCAGCGGCCTGACGCTCACGTTCAGCAGTCTCTTTGGCGCGGCGTTCATCGTGATAGCCACGAGTAAACTTCTTGATACGCGCTTGGACCTTCTCATCGTATGAGCTCAGCTCATCGTCTGTTGGGTCTTCAGGGGGTGGCGCGGCTTTGCGGCCACGATCTTCCTCTGGGGTGTCGTCTTCAATCTCTACTTCAAACTTATCGTCTTCAGCAGCAGCTTTCTCGTCAGGAAACTTGAACTCTTCTACGCCTTTAAATTCGGGTAATGGCATGATTTACTCCTTATGATGCACGTGTAATACCACGGGGGTCTTCCACAACTGCTTCAACCGAGTCATCGTTGATGATACGGAATTCACGGCCATGGATTTTCAGACGGGTGCCTGAATTGGGTCGGACGATGACAAAGTCACCTTCCTTGCATGACGGACCAGACGGGAAGCGAGTCACGTCTTTATATGCGTCAGGGCCAAGTTTAATTACGAACAACACTGAAGTCAGGACTTCTTCGTAGTGCATAGCTTGGCTAGATTTGATGATGCCTACTTCGCTGTCGGCGTACTCCTCCATAGCCTCGGGGACTACACAAAGTACGTGAAAGCGTTTAGGGTCAGGCAGTTGCTTCGCCTTATCCTCCGCGGGTTTGTTCAACAGACCAGATAGGTCCACTGCACTCGCTAGATTAAGTTCACTCATCAGATTGCTCCATTCGTTGCACAAGGTCTTTGACAATGGTTTCTGCGTGAGTCAGACCTCGGATGACCCCACAGACGTGACGATATTCGTCGAACGTTTTGGCACCTCCTCCTGAGAGGAAGGAATTCTGATCGTTACGGAGCTTGTCGATCTCCTTGGCGATGTAAGCAAGCACTCGGCTGTTGTCCAACTTTTACTCCTTGCGATCGCGTGGTGTGCGATTCTGTTGAGCACGTTGCTGCTGCATCTGAGCGCGATGTTTGGCAGCGTCGATGCCCATGCGTGTACCTTCAAGCTCAACCTGTTTGGCCAACTTGTCCTTGGCGGCTGCGGCGGTAGCAGCCACCTGCATGCCAGCAATCTCTTTCTGCGCCATGATGCGAGACTTCTCGATCTCCAGCTGGTCTGCTTTGGCAGCAGCGTCGAGCTGTTGCTTCTGCGCCTTGAGCTGCAACTCCTGCATCTTGATCTGGAGTTCTTGCTGTTGCATTTGTACAACAGGGTCCTGAGCTTGCTGCTCTGCTTGCTTGGCCGCAGCTTCCTGCTTGTTCTGCTGCAAGAGCTGTTGTGACGCCTGAGCTGCCATCATGGCAATTTGGTCGGCCTGCTCTGTAGTCAACTGTTTCTGGTTTTCTTCGCTCGGCAGCACCATACCCATCTTCTCTTCAATCTGACGACGGTACTCAAACGCGACGTGCTCGTTGATATGGGCCATCATCGCTGACTGAATCATCTGAGCTTGTGGGTTCTGGCCAACAATCTGCATGATCTTGGGGTCTTGCATCGCAGACATGTGTACACCCAAGTGAGCTTGATGGTTCTGTTCCATGAACGCCTTCACAGGCTTGCCAGTCAACAGGTTCTGGTTCTCCTGCACGGGGTCCGTAGGCATCTGGTCATCTTCAACTGGCACCAACTTGTTGGCGTTCTTCACCCCCAACACCTCAATCATTTGGCGGTGCAATAGCGGCAAGTTGTACAACTGAGGAGCTGACTGGGCCAGCTGCAACACGGCTTGGTACTGTACAACCTTCTGCGCCATGGTTGCGGCGTTAGGGTCAGACACAGGAATCACGTCCACCATGTCGTAGTCAGCACGCTTGATGGAGCGGCTACCTTCTTCTGGCTCGTATGCGTAACTTTCTGGTGTGTAGTCGGCGATGATGACCTTAAGGAGCTTGAACTCCTGTTTCATCGCATAGTGCAAGCGGGCCTGCACAGCTGACATCACCTTCAGCGTACGCTCTAGCAGAGCAAGTGTCGTACCCACTGGGGCTTGGCTGCTCATATCAGACACGTTCATATCACCGGACGATGCGAAGGCGCGGCCCTCAGACACGATCTGATTGAACAAGCTGAACAAAACCTGTGATGGCTCCTTGTACGGCAGAGGTAGGATGTTGTCGCGGATACTGCCGCTAGGCACGTCTACGTCGCGGAACTCACCCGGTGAGATTGGGGTGTCGTCGCCTTTAATTCGCAGTCCGCGAGACTTAAGACCCCCCGGAAGGTTGGAGAGCGTACCAGCATCGACGAGCTGACGAATGAGCATCGTGGCGCTCTTAGCGTATCCACCAATGAGGTGAATGAGTCCGTAGCCATAAAAACCGAACCCCGGAATGTATTGGTAATGCACAAAGTGCTGGCGCTTGAGTTTGAGCGGGTCGTCTTCATACCAATTCCTACGGATAGCCAAGATTTTACGTGAGCCCTTCTCCAGAGTCACCACGTATGGCAGAGCAATCCCAGTCTCTTCACCGTCTTCTTTGTCCTCGAACCCTTCCAAGTCGAGCATGACGTGCATCTCAAGCAGGCGATAGCGGTCGTCCTGAATCGCAGACATGCCGTTTTCTTCAGCCTTCTGCTTCTCCACATCGTCCAGCTCAACTACTGGCTCACCCAGTTCACAGTCCAAGTAGAACCCAGCATGCTGTAGCTTCTTGAGTTCATTCTCTGTCTTACGCATCACATGGGTGACGCGCTCTGAGTCCTCGATGTTCGACGCACCATAAGGTACAACTATATCTTCAGCAGGAATAAACGTAGCTACTTGGCGACCCTTACTTGGGTCGTAGTACACCTTCTTGAACGCAGAGCCCGCTAAGGGTAGTGACCACAACATCTTCTCGTGCTCGGAGCGATACTCAGTCATCACCTCCGTCAGTTGGTAGTTCATGTCCTCGCGCACGCGGGCAGCTGCTTCTTCGCGGAGCAGGTCGATCGCGCCAACAATCTGGGTTTTCACAGGCCCCATCGCTGGGAACGTCTCCATCATGGACTCTGACTGGAAGCGCACAACGGATTCCGTCAACATCGGGTGAAACACACCACATGCGCCTTGCCATGGTTCTGTCCTATCCTCGTACTTCAAACCTAACAGTTTGATACCGTCCACATACGTCTGAATCCACTCGCGACGATCACCAGTATCTTTATCAAAGTCACCCACCAACTCTTCGCCCAAAGACTGCAAGTCCTTGTCGTCCATGAACTCTGCAAGGTTGGCGTCAAACTCGTCTTCAGTACCCTCGATCTCAACTACATCTAGTTCTTCACCGTCAATCGGCTCCAACTCAATGTCGATCTCGATGTCTGGCTGCATCTCCAAATCGGATAAGCCTTGTGGCGCTGCGTATAAACCTTTTTCCATGTCGTGTCCTTACACTGTGTAGTACCGCTCTTTACTGCGGCTTCGAAACCATTGAATGTCTTCGGCCTCGTCTGTTGGCAGACGCAAGAACCCACCTGCGCGAAAGCGCATCAACGCTAAAGTTGTGGCATCCACCAAGTCATCGTGCTCGCCTGATGGAAACGCAGCAATCTCGTCCACGAGCTCTTCAGCCCAACGGGTTTTAGGTACCCATACTTTCCCAGACGCAATTATGTCCGAGACTGAGTTCAAACGGGCAATTTTGTCCTGACCTTTACTCGGCGTGTACTCCTGCACTGGGATACCCATCGCCCGCAGTTCATAGATCAATGGCGCACCAGACGCCTTCTTCTCTATAAGAACACCATCGGGTTCGTACTCGGTGTACTCCTTGAGTACGTCCTTCTTTAGCTCCGGATACTCCACCCGTTTCTTATACGTGTTGAGAAGAATGATGTTCTTGGTGTTGTCTTTGTAATGAGTAAAAACTCCCCACGTCGTCCCTGCTGAATAGTCAGCCCGTTGATTCTTTTCAAACGCTGTGTCCCATGTCTGGAGGATGTACTCGCACTCAGGAGGCTCATCTTCTTCCCACCACTGCCACCAATCCCGCTTGACGATAGCCGACTCGTTACCTACGGGGTTCTGTTGGTACTGTGCCTGCCACTTGGCGTTCGGCAGTTCCTCCTGTAGCGCAGTAAGCTCCTCCATCGACCAGAACTCTGGCCATAAGGGTTTACCCGAAGGTAGAATAGCGGGGAACTCAATCACTTTCCACTGCTCACCACCCCGTTGCGCAGCTGCTTTGAGCACCTGACCTGTCAAATCTCGCAGTGCCCAGCGCGTCATCACGATTACAATCGCCCCGCCCGGCTGCAAACGCTGACGAGGACCTGACGTATACCACTCCGTGACCTTGTCGAACACATCCGAGTTGGTTGCGGCCATCGCCGCCTCTTGTTCTGAGTGTGGATCGTCAATAATCAGTAGGTCCGCACCCTTTCCCGTGACCGTACCACCCACACCAATCGCAAAATAGTCACCATTCTTGCTGGTGTTCCACCGGCCAGCCGCTTTTGAGTCCGCCCGCAGCTCCAAACTGGGGAAAAGGTCCTTGTAGACCTCCGAATCCACCAGATTTCGCACTTTTCGACCAAAACCAACCGCCAATTCAGCAGTATTTGAGCTCTGGATCACCTTTTTATGCGGAAAACGGCCTAGAAACCAAGCGGGCAGCAAGTAACTCGCAAACTCTGACTTCGTATGACGCGGTGGCATGTTAATGATGAGGCGTTTACACGTCCCATTGGCCACTTCTTCGAACGCCTTGGCCATAATCTTGTGGTGACGCCCGCCTATGAACGTCGGCCAGACCTTATCTACGAACCCCATGAACGTTTCGCGGGCCCGCTGCTTCTCAAACAGCTCATCCCGCTTGTCTAAGTCCGCCAACACCACAGCTTTCTGGGCATCCGTCAACTTCCCGAGGTTCGCTATAAGCGATTTCAGCTCAGCGTCCATCTCCAGATGAGTTGTTTCACGCCGAGTCATGGTTTTCCTGAGCGGGCGTGGCGGGATAGGTGAGCAAATCTACCGTCGGAATGACAGGCACCTCCTCAACTACGTCGGGGCCAAACTCTGCATCCAAGTCAATGTCAATTGGAGTCACATCTGTAACCCCCTGCGCCATCAGCATCTTGCGCACCTTGTCTTTGATCGCCGCGTCTAAATCGGACACGTTGTTGTATGTCACAGTAATCTCGGTCTTCTCGGAGAACAGGCCCACATCGCTGATCTTGCCCAACATCTCTGTGGCCTTGATCTCAATGCGTGGGTCACCGCACGACGCCAAGTCCAGTAACTTGTTAGTAACTACTAACCTAAGCTGCGCCGCGTCTGCCACATACTCATTGTCGTATTCACGCAACATATTGCTTATACGGTCTGCTACGGGCAAGCTGTACAACGTGGGCGGATTTACTGTTGATGAGCTTGGTTGTGTAGTAACGTGAATCTTGCGGGGCCTGCCACGCCCGCGTTTCTCCGGCTCTTTGGGTGCTGGGGCGTCAGGTTTCATAGCCTGCTTGTATTGAGACTCGATCAACGAGCTGAAGTCTTTGAAAATCTGGTCCGCGTGGTCTTGGGCTTCGGGTGCCTCGCCCGCTTCAGCGCCTAGCCCTTTTAGCAGCTCAGCTGTGTTTGCTGCAATCTGCATGTTCTCGCGCAAAGTCGAGGCCACCTCCGGTGTAAGGTCAGCCGGATACGGAATGGTCTTATCAATTTCGATATGTAATGTCATGGAGGAAGAAGGCACTCCAAAAAGAATAGCGCGACTGTAGCAGAAATACTACGGGGTGTGCAAGAGGAGGTTGGGACTCCTACCCGGGGGCCTGCGGCAGGCTGGCGTTAGCGCAAACTTCTCCAAAATTTTAGATACCCCCCGGGGGGTCACGATTAAAAAGAGAAGGGGGGTGTTTTTAAATTGTTCTCATCCAATGTGCAAAACACTGTGTGTGGTGTGCGGGTCCCCTCCGACGCGTACTTGGGGGGTGCCCGTACGGTGGGGGTCGAGATTTTTACTTTTACCAAGCCCGTAGTCGGCGGAGAAAGCGAAATTTTTTTTGTTCAGCCATGATCGCGTGAGGCAAAGCGGGCGTGGCCATATCGTCGCGCCCTGCGTAGGCGTGGCCACGTGATCGCGCCCTGCTATACATTGGCTATACATTGTTGTGCGGTTTCCACCCATTATTTACCATGAGCGTATAGTTATAAACATGGAAGCAAGGCAGACACCTTGCGACCTGAGAAATCCGACAGATGTCGGATTGTTCGGCAATCATGCCAATCCTTTATTGGAGAATCAAATGTCAAAAGCAAATCAAGCGGTCGCGCCCGTTCAAAGCGCAATCCCTGCAACTACCTTGGAGGTTGTTTGCGGTAAGTCTTTGGTCGAAGCTCAGGCTTCGCTCGAAGAAATTTTCTTGTCAACTGCCAATGCTGAAAAGCAAATGGTGCGTGGCGAGGAAGCTCGTGACGCGGCTGACGCGTTGTTGTTGGACTGGGTGACACAATGGCATGAGGTCGATGGCAAGTTGGTCAAGATGCGCGCGCCTAAGCTGGACTCACTCGGCAACCCTGTGTTGCAAGACAATAAACCTGTGATGGTTTACGTGCCGATCTCTTACCCTGAGTACAAACAAGTGCTCGCGTGGGGTGTCGCTAAGTACTATGACGCGGGTGCGCCAACTGTTGACGCGGCTGAGCGTCAAGTGCAACGCCAATTTCAGCGCCTGCTGACCTTGGATTGGGTTCGACCTACTGCCAAAAATGCTGACGCTGAGCGCGTGGCAAAGCGGCGTGCGGCTGAGGCGGCTAAGTTCGCTGAAAAGTCTGACGGCGAGTTGGCTGAGCAAAAAGCTGAGTTACTCGCGAAGGGTGACACCAAGTCGATTGCTCAGGCTCAGGCGGTGGCAAAAGAAATTGAGCGCCGCGAAAAGCCACAGATCGACGCGGCTCAATCTGCCCGCGTTGCGGTTCGTGACAAACTGATTGCCCGCGCGAAGGACTTGTGCAAAGCGGCAACCGCTGACGCTGACGAAAAGTTGATTGCGGCTCTGCAAGCGCTTAGCTAATCTGTAACCCTGCCCGCCGTGTTATGAGCATGGCGGGCTTTTTCTTTATTGGAGTTCCTATGTCTTCTCGTTCTCTTGTGTTTATCGCGGGCTTCTTCGCCATGGTTATGTCCGTGCTCTGCGCCGTGGCTGGCGTGCTTTTGCCCGTCTGTCTGATTTACTTTGGTGTTTCGTTGCTGGTCATGATCGCGGTCTATCACGATCGTGACTTTGATTAACCATGCCCGCTTTGGCGGGCTTTTGAAACCAGTCACCTGTGTTGATACCAGTGGTGTCGTCAAGAAACGGGTTAGTCTTAGGAACGGGCTAGTCCTCGTTAGCGTGGCGGGCGGTGAACGGCGTCGCACACTAGGTTCTTATTAGATACCAGTCACCAGAAGGAACGGGGTAGGACCCGAACAAACCGACAACGTGTCGGATTATTCTATTCTTTGTTATAGATTGATGCTCAAGGCCGCGTCGCCCGCCCACCAAGTGCGGGCGTGGTCAAGTTTAGATGCGGTAGGCATCGACTGTTGTATCTTAGCAACGCTAAATGTTATAAAACCCCCTTCATAACATAGGCTTGCTGTTGATTTCAACCCAGAGTCGATGAAACTACGAGTTAGTTTATCAAATAAAAGCCTCTCTTTTTTAAGCACTTCCCAACAACCATGCGGCTCTCAAGCCAGCGGGCGTGGTTTTACATAAAACATGTAAGATAGATATAACTTTTTTAGAGATAGAGAGAGGGGGGGAAAATTTACCTCGTTCCATGATCGGCTCAGTCTCTCCCTCGCTCTCCTCCGCTCCTCCCCGCTCCCTTCCTTTTACACTTCCCAAAAAGCTCTTCGCTATGTTTTATGTTGTATGTTAAACCCGCACGGCCCGCATGGTTGTTGACAAGTACCCCAAATAGTTTGATAGAATAACTACGCATAACATATCCCCGTAGTGTTGTTTTATCAAAAGGAAATCACCATGACCCGCCCTACCAAGTACCGCGATGCAGACTCAATCTTCGCCAACTGCACGATCAGCAACGATTGCATCCTGTGGCCCCAGTCGAACAACCGCGTGCCTCTCTTTACAGTTTCATCACCCATCGCTAAACAATTCGCCACAACCTCCATCGCCCGCGTTGTCTTTACCATCTGTCGGTTCGTGCCCGCCTCGCAACGTCTGACCCGCTGGTGTACATCGGACTTCTGCATCAACCCCTACCATCACGCTGAGTCACGCCCATACCAAGAGAAGCGCAAGAAGCTGTTCAACATCCATGACGAACTGCCCGAGCAGACATCGCACCGACATCTGATCGCCCCAAGTGATGAGGAGCTCGACCGCATGAAGCCAACGGACCCAACCATCTGCAACGTGCTCATGCGCTCAGCCGCGACCGCTGGTCATGACGCCCGTGGATTGCCCAACCGCCGATTCTTGGGCTTCCCCACCAAAGGGTATGAGGGTATGCCCTTACTACCTGAAGGCGAGAACACCGCCAAGGAGAACGTACCTGTGCTCATCATCAAGAAGAAGCCTGTGGTGGAGCCAACGGTCACGGCCCCGAAGAGCGAGTACGAGGACATGAGTACAGATGAATTCTTCGACGTGCTTGATGCCAAATTCGGCAAGATGATCGAGAAGGACAAGGAGAAACCGTTCGTAGATCACACAAAGCACCTTGTGCGGAACTCGTACCGCTAAACGCGAACACGGACTTGACAAAGTCTAATTTGTATGGTATAATCTACTTTAGTAGATTTGGTTGAGGTTGATAATAAACCTTCCGTTCTACTAGACGGCGAACTATCCGACACGGTGTCGGGTTGTTCAGTAACCCCCTTTATTGGAGACCATCATGTACACAGCACAACGCACCACCCTCTGCTTGCCCAACAAGGGCTTGCGCAACTGCAACACCCACCAAGGTGTTGACCACTTCCTACGCACCGAGTATCGGGTTGATACCTACCACGTGCAGAACCTCGAGTACCTCGATCGTGGCTACGACTTCGATGAGTTCAAAGACATCGACAACGAGTACGAGGGCTTGACCATTGTTGAGCCGCTCAACGAGGTTGAGTTGTATCAGTTCCTCAACGGCTACAACCTGTAAGGACTGACCATGCAACTCAGATCAGCTAACTTCTCTACGGCGGGCGTGGCCCCGAAGTGCAACCCCATCATCATCGCGCTCGACCGCAAATGGCGCGAAATCTATCGTGCGCCGCTCAACCAAATAGACGGCATGGCGAACGCGGTCCGCAACGACTACGAGGCGGGGCATCGCGGCATACGTATTAACACTACGTCCATCAAAGTGTTTGCTTGGGCAACGCCGAACTAACCGACGGCCTGTCGCATTGTTCTATTCTGGAGAATCACATGAAACGATCACCCCACAAAACCATTCACGTCAAACGCGCCACATTGACTAGCTATTTTGCTGGTCCCGCGATTGGTAAGAGGCCACGGCCCAAGTCATTTGCGGACTGGAAGTACGAACGCGCATTGGCTAAGTTGGCACGAACCAAACCTAACAGGCTAAGGGTTGGTCTTGTGCGTGCAATGACAGGCAACCCCTTTTTCTTCAACGGCGCACACGTTGGCGCAGAGAACGACTAAGGTGCGTCATGGCTAAACCCAAACGAATCTTGGTCTCGCCCGCACAGTATGCGGATATACGCTCACTCGCCAACCTGACGGGCATTGATGAGCAGGAAGTCAAGGACGCCTATATGAAGTCGTTTATGGGTGACATGAACGTGTTCGACATATTGCAGCCATACCTCGCGCTAGCTGAGGCAGACAGGCAGGGGTGGGAGTACACCCCGATCTTCTGGCATCGAACGGATGACGGCGTGTTGCATCTGACGATGTGGGACATGGATAAGCCCGACCCGAACTCATGGACCAAACCATGAACAGGGACTTGACAAAGTCTAATTTGTATGGTATAATCTACCTTGGTAGATTCGATAGTACAAGTAAGTATTCAGAACTTACCGACACCATGTCGGGTTGTTCACAACAAGGAGAAGGCTATGAGCTTTGATCTTGACTGGCGCAGTTGCACCGCTTGCGGTGATGACATGCGTGTGGAGCGTTGGAACCTTGGGTTCCGCCTCTGCCTAACATGCGGCGAACAAGCCGCAGTATCTGACCGCGCATCTTGGTGCGTAGTGCAACCGTATGGGAAGGGCCCATACATGCTCGTGACTTCAGCGTCTGCCCGTCAGACTGTGATGGACACGAATCAGAAGCAAACCCGCTCAAACTAACCGACATGATGTCGGATTGTTCAACCTACTTATCTAGGATTTCAAATGTCTTCTAAAGAACTCTCGTTTACCCGCCGCGTCAACTTCACCGAGACAGTTGACCTGCTTCTCAATGCGGGGCACAACTCAATACACCTTACTGGCGAACCAGGTGTTGGTAAGACCGCGATCCAAGATGTGCTTGTGGAACGCACAGGCTATCACAAGGTGTACATCGACGGCCCCAACACCGATGTGGGTCAGGCTGGTATGCCAATCCCCAACCACGAGACCCGCACGCTGGACTTCTATCCCGCCGCCAACTATCGACTGCACACCAACGAGCCGTGCATCATCATGATCGACGAGTGGACCAAGACTGATGACTATGTGCGCAACACCCTGCACCCGCTCCTGCACGAGCGCCGACTTGGTGAATTCCGTGTGCACCCTGACACTATCGTGTTCACCACGGGCAACAACGATGCCGATGGTGTTGGTGATTCCGCGAAGGCTCATACCCGTAACCGTCAAACGTGGCTGACATACATGAAGCCGACGGCTGACGAGTGGCTGGTCTGGGCGGGCAATGCGGGCGTGGCCCCCGAGATCATGGCGTGGGTGAAGGAGTACCCACATTGCATGGCGTCTTACATGGACGGCGGTCAGAAGGACAACCCTTACATCTTCAACCCAACTGACGCATCGCAGGTCGCGTTCGTGTCGCCTCGTTCGTTGTACAAGGCGTCGCATTGGGTCAATGTCCGTCAACGTATCTCAGAGAATAGCTTGATCGCGTCTCTTGACGGCACATTGGGCTTCTCCGCATCGCGGGACTTGCAGGCATACATCGCCTTGGCTGATCAGCTACCAACGCGTGAGGCTATCGAGAACAGCCCCGACACCGCGCCTATCCCGACTAGCCCTGCGGCTCTTTGCATCCTTGCGTTCAAAGGCGTGGCCGTGTGCACACGTGAGTCGTTCGCAACGTGGCTACGCTACATCAAGCGTATGCCCAAAGAGACCCAAGCCGTGTTCATCAACTCCCTCTTGGAGATTAAGGACAAGAAGCAGTGGGCTATGTCGCACCCTTCTTTCGTAACGTGGGCTCGTGAGAACCAGTACATGTTCGCGGGCTTGAAGGGGTAAGCATGAGAGATTCAATGAAACGACTGATCGAGGAAGCGGGCGGTACTGTCTTACTGGACGGCGCTCTGGTGCAGTTCGGCGAGGAAGCGTTCGACCTTATGTTCCTCCAAATCTACGAAGCGGGCATGGACCAAGCCGCGAAGCTGTGCTACGACTACGGCGAGTTCAAGGACAGCGATGAGGTGCGCAGTTGCGTAGCGTTGATTCTGCACAACATTAAACATCCCGACACGGTGTCGGATAGTTCAGGAGGTAACGATGGACGATGATGATATTTCTTATTTGTTTGGGGTGCTGATCGTGGTCGCGTTGATCACGCTTGGCTTGGACATAACTATTTGGAGACCATGATGCTAGTAAAAGCTAAGTTAGCCGCTGAGAAGCGGGTCGAGTTGGTACACGTGAGCCTGATGCGTGCGCCTGAGTTCGCGTTGTTCGCTGGTCTCTTTATGGTGGGTAAGATCACCATCGAGGACGCGCCGATGACTGCGGCTACCAACGGGCGTGACGCGTTCTACGGTAGGGCGTTCGTAGATAGCTTAACGGACAAGGAGTTGGCCTTTCTCGTTATGCACGAGAACATGCACAAGTGTTACCGACACTTGACTACATGGCGGGCGTTGTATGAACTCGACAAGAGTTGTGCCAACCAAGCGTGTGACTACGTCATCAACATTCAGTTGCGTGACATGGACGAGCACGGCAAGTACATCGTCATGCCTACTGACAAGGACACAGGCAAGCCTATCGGTCTGATCGACGAGAAGTATCGGGGCATGGACACCAAGCAGGTCTTCGACATCTTGCGTAAGGAGAAGCAAGAGAAGAAATGCGGCGGTGAACAAACCGACGGCGAGTCGGGAAGTTCGGACGGGCATGGCGCTGGCCTTGATGAGCACGACTGGGACGGGGCGCAGGACGGCATGACCAAGGAGGAGCAAGAGCAACTCGGGCGTGACATCGACCAAGCCCTGCGGCAAGGCGGTATCTACGCGGGCAAGGTTGGCGGCAACATGCCACGTGAGATCGGTGAACTCTTGAAGCCCAAGGTCAACTGGCGTGAAGTCTTGCGCAGGTTCGTACGTACTTCGCTGAAGGACCGCGACTCCGTGTCGTGGCGTAGGGCGCACAAGAACTATCTGTGGCAGGACATCATCTTGCCAAGCATCATGGGCAAGCGTGTTAAGCACCTAGTGATCGCGATGGACACATCGGGTTCGATACAAGGTCCGATACTGACTGAGTTCCTATCCGAGATGAACGGCATCGTGCGTGACACAGGCGCTGACCGCGTGGACGTTGTGTACTGGGACACAGAGATAGCTGGTCACGAGATTCACAAGGGCAGCAACAAGGACATTGTTCACAGGACCAACCCCAAGGGTGGCGGTGGCACGGACCCTGACTGCGTGGTGGACTTCATGACTGGGCAGGACTTCAAGCCTGACGCGCTGATCATGTTGACCGATGGCTACATGCACACCAACAAGCCCAAGTGGGCGGCGATCAAGACGCCGACTCTGTGGTGCGTGATTGGCAACGAGAAGTACGAGGTGCCCAATGGTCAGAAGCTCAACATTAACTGAAGAGGTCCTGATCAACCACATTGTTCACACTAACACGGTGGGCGGTGAGGGCGTGACGAACTTCGTGATGGGGTTGAACCCTGCGGGCATGGCGCTCATCAAGAGCCTCGACCCCGAGGTGATCTTCCGAGATAGGTTCTACCACAACTCGTGGGCTAAGCAGGCGATGCACCATTCTCGCGTAACGCAAGATGAACTACGTGATGTGAGCGGGTTCGGCAAGCTATACGAGTGGATGGTTGAAGAGGCCGCCGTCAAGGGTGCAAACACGTTCGTGCGCACCATGTTGTTGACGGGGCTTCCGTACTGCGTATATGTGGAAGAGGATAGCCCACTCGTGGGTTGGTTTTATGTACTAGGAGTAACAAATCATGATTGAAGAAGATGTGATGTTGTGCATCGGTAGCAACAGAGTGCTGATGTCACCTGAAGAAGCGTTCAAGATATGCGAGATCATCAATGGCTCGTCGCGTATAGGTACGTCATGGCACACCAAGGGTGGCAAGGACGGCAAAGGCGGTAGCTTGGAAGTGGTGTCGCCGCCAACGCACGATACGTTCATAGCCTACGTTGTACCCATGACTGGGCTACTGCGTATGAAGTTGGACAGCAACGAGAAATTTTTAAAGGAGGAATCAAGATGAAACATATACCGCAACAACAGCACGGGTACAGCGTGACCCTTAACAAAGAAACGTACGACCTTCTTCTGATGGTCAAGGGTTCTCTTGTGGAACAGTTAGGGTTCGAGCCGACAAACGGGCAAGTGGTACGCCATTTGATCGCTGTCTTTTTCAACGAAACAAACTAACCGACAACCTGTCGGAATGTTCAGGAGAATCCTATGCCTCTAGTTGTCGTAGATGGAGTGGTCTTATACCGCTGCCCTAAGAAGGAAGAACTGCCCATGATCGGTAGTGCCTACCTTGAAAACCCGCTTCTCGCTATCAAAGCGCGTGAGAAGCATTGCCTTGAGTTGTCTTACTCAATGGCCCTCTTACAGAAATCTTTATTGGAAGGAAAGAAAAATGACATGGTGTAACACAGCAGAAGTCCCTACGCTTGGCTCGTTTGCGCAGGCCAAGGCACGGTTTGAGAATACCAAGCCTATCCGTGGTAACAAAGACAAGGTGCGCCCATTGGGTAACCGCAACAAACATCGCATGGCTAGCTTCGATATGCCTGACGCCGACACAGTCGTACTCAAGTATTACGGCGAGCCGTTCGTAACGTGGCGATCAGATGACTCGTTCTCTGTTACCAACAGCGTGTACAACTCATCGTTCAGCGCTAGGCACTTGCCTTACTTTCTGCCTACGCGTTGGGCAACTAATTGGAACGCGTGTCGTATGACGATTGGTAACAAGGGCAAGTACTACTTGTTTCCCAAGGGTGAGACGCTTCACTTCGTTAAGGCGGGCGATGACTTCGAGCTGGTCAACAAGCCTGTGGCTTACGCCATACGTAAGCGTCGCGGGTCTGATCGCACGATACTAGCTAAGTGTGCGCCGTTCTTCGACTGGTTGACTGTGGTGTCAGCTGTGAACAACAGCTTGACAGAGGAAGAGACCAAGCACGCCATAAATTTGATGCGTGAGCAGGTGGGTCTTCAGCATACAGAGTGGTATCAAAAGCGAGTGCAGGAGATGTATACGGACGCGAGTATTACAACGCAGGACAAAGAAAAGCGGTACGCCGACTACCGCATGATTGATTCGCTGCCTTTTAATTGCAAGTACACACACCTCTCGGCTCGATCGTTTCATACGGCATCGTGTGAGCGTATCTTGCAATGGGTCGAAGACGACAACGCTGAGAACTGGGTGTTGGCTATGAACTTAATAGCCGAACGCGCAGGGAATCGGCGCTACAAAAACAACAGCATCCAATACGATCTTAGCGTTGAGCAAGCGACTAAGTTTATGGCAGAGATAGCTCGTCACGTACATCGTGACTCTATCTTCTACAACGAGCAACTGGAAGACGGCGTAGTGCCGACCCGTAGCAATGCTGTCTACTTACGTAGCTTCAGCTTTTCCCTTTGAACATACCGACACGGTGTCGGATTGTTCTTTATCAACCTGTGTATTTAAGGAAATCAAAATGGCTAAGAAACTAAACAAGAGCATCGAGTGGATGACTCTCCGCGCACGTCACGCCGCAATGGGCCGTACTGTGTTGCAACTGCTTGCTAACCCTGAGTCCAAGGCGTCAGACATAAGCGCCGCCGCTGAGATGTACCGCGAGGCAACCACCATCCTTGAGACTGAGTACGCGACGCTCAGCAAAACCATCAAGGGTACTTACCTGCCTGTGCTGACGCATCGCGGTAAAACACACCAAAAAGTAATTATCCGTCACAAACCCAGAACTAATGTTTGAGGAACACACCATGCTAGAGAATACGATGATCGCACCCCCAGTATCCCTGTCGTCGATGGCTATGCTAGTCGAGCTACGCATCAGCACATGGACTGCGCGTAAGCGTGACAAGGACACAACCACCGCCCTGAACAACGAGAAGGAAGCATCGCAGGATGCTAGCTCTGTGTACAAGTACCTCATGGCGGGCAGTGACCACCTCGACAAGATCGAGAAGTATGCGGCCAAGTGTCGTCAATGGAATTCACAGCAGACCCTGCCGTGGATGAAAGGTGTTGGACTGCTGCCGATGAATAACTTCTTCTCGTATCGTGAGCAACTCGGAACGATGGAGGCTAACTTCTCCGCGCTAGTCTCCGACTTCATCATCGCGTACCCCAACCTTGTGAGTGCGCAAGCCTTCAAGCTAGGTAAGTACTTCAACGCTGACGAGTTCCCCGATGTGAACACTATGCCCAAGCGGTTCAAGTTTGAGTTCAACTTCCTACCTGTGCCTGAGAAGGGTGACTTCAGGATGCAATGCGAAGAGCGTGTGCGTCTTGACTTAGCAGAGCAGTACGAGAAGATGTACAACGACAAGCTGGCTGAAGCTATGCGTGACCCGTGGGAGCGACTGCATGAGTTGTTGTCTAAGATGAGTGAGACATTGACTGATTCACCTGACGGCAAGCGCCGCGTGTTCCGCGACACCATCGTGACCAACGCCGTAAGCCTGTGCGACTTGCTCTCGCGTCTTAACGTGACTAACGACCCCAAGCTAGAGGAGGCACGCCGTATGCTGGAGAGATCGGTGGTGAGCATCGACGCAGATGACCTGCGCACAATCCCGAGCGCCCGCGCTGAACTCAAGAGTAGCGTGGACGACATCATTAACAAATTCAACTGGTGATACATATGAACAACTTTGTAAACATACGTTTACCCGACAACCTACTGATTGACCCGAACCTCAAGGTGCTTGTCGATAAGCTAGCAATCGATAACCCTAAGTGGGTCTTCGCTCCGCGTAAAGGTGGGCGTGAGATACACCAAAAATCTGTCAACTTCAAGTTCAGCGCAAGCGAAGAAACGCAGAAGGCTAACACCGCGCCTGAAGGGTTTAGCTTCGTACGCGCTATTCACGTATCGCAAGATGGTGAGCAGTTGGGTGTACTACATGTAGACAACCAGTACAATCGTAGCCGCGAGCAGACTTGGCACTACGGTGTGCAGTCGTGGCGCGTGGAGAAGTCGCGTGGTGATCGCAATACTACGTACACTACCAAGATGGACATGGCTATACGGCACGTGAAGAAGACATTCAAACCCATGGACCACAACGAGACGTATACCAAAGCGGTAGACGCTATATATAAACAGTTCCAAGATGCCTTGCGTAACCTTACGGACCCTATCCGTAATATGCGCCTTATCAAGAGTGCTGTAGGACTACAAGCCTATGCACTAGCTAAGGCTATGGGTGAACCTATCTTGTCACCTGATCTGACGGAGATAGAGCGTCAACTGCAATCAGCGACCTACAAGCAAGCAATGGGTGAATACTTCTTGGCAAGAGATATGGCGGCGGCTCAGGATAAGCAACTGACTGTTGTCGTAGCCTTGGGTAACAACCAGTACTTGTTTAAGGACGCGGAGTACGAGTTGCATTGCGCTGACTTTGATACGCTACCTGAGCGTATGCAGAACAACCTTAGTGTGATGCACCTGATGCAGGACAACGAGGTGGTGCAAGACGTTGGGTACAGATACAACGACACACACTTCTACATACACAAGTAATAATAAACACTCTACTTTGACCCGCCTCGTGCGGGTCTTTTTTTGTCTATACTGAACATACCGACACCGTGTCGTATTGTTCGACTAGGGGTAAGTGTTTCCCCCTATAAAATAATTCTTGACACAGTCTAGTTTAACCCTACAATAGGTATACCGAAATGGCAGCTACACCTGAGAAGAAGGTCAAGGATAAAGTAACAGCGGTCTTGCGAAAGCATGGTGCGTACTACTTCTTCCCCGCAACTTACGGCATGGGTAGAGCTGGTGTCCCCGACATTATCGCGTGCTTCAATGGGCTCTTCATAGCCATCGAGTGCAAGGCGGGCAAGGGGAAGACAACGGCATTACAAGATAGAGAACTCGCGGCGATCAAACAAGCAGGCGGTATCTCTACAGTCATAAACGAAACCAACATAGAGTTGGTAGACAAAATTTTATCAGAGGTGAATCATGCTAAAGAAATTATTGAGGGCCCCGCTCCCTGAACAAATCGTTGCGCTTCTGGAGAAGCTCGAACAAGACCCTGATGCCAGTCACCTTGTAAAGGTGGACAACTTGATGGACAACAGCCGCACCGAGTTCACTTGGTACGAGAAGCGTGTTATTAAGCATGAACTAAACAAGATGCGTAACGTGATACGCCGTGCGCAGACGCTCGACGATGTGATGCGTATTGTCATCAATGAACCAACGCTTGCAGAGCAAGCAGAACAAGAGTGGACCCAAGCGCAGTTACAAGCGCAGTTAGGGCGTAGCACGGGCACGATCAGCGGTACGTTAGGCCAACACGCGGCGGCGCAACGAGTATCGATCGCGCACATCCATGCGCATCAACAGCTGATGAACCAAGCACAGTGGTACGCCAGCGGTTACACAGACCCACGCGCTGTTCTTATGAACGGAAACTCCCAGTGATCACCATTGACTTCGAGACCTACTACGCTACCGACTTCTCGCTGACGAAAGTCACGACCGAGGAGTACGTGCGCAGTGATCGCTTCCAAGTGATCGGTGTAGCGGTTAAGGTCAACGACGAGCTAACCAAATGGTTCAGCGGAACATTTGAAGAAACGGCTGAGTTCCTAGCGGGCTATGAGTGGTCCGACCACTTCGTGTTAGCCCATAACGCTATGTTCGACGCCGCCATACTGTCATGGCGTTTCGGCCACCGCCCCAAGGCATGGCTGGATACGCTGTCAATGGCACGTGCCACGCTAGGGCCCAACGCCAAGGTTGGCCTTGCCGCTCTTGCTCAGGAGTACGGGCTCGGCATGAAAGGCTTCGAGGTCAATGACGCTAAGGGTAAACGCTTAGAAGACTTCTCCCCACAGGAGTTGGCTGACTACGGTGGCTACTGCGTGAACGATGTGGAGCTGACTTACAAACTGTTCCACGAACTCAACGCTGGCTTTCCCACCAAGGAGAAGCGCCTAATCGACATCACCATCCGCATGTTCAGTGACCCACTGTTGGAGCTGGACACGGAGAAGTTGGAAGACCATCTTGTTGGTGTGCGTGAGCGCAAGGCCAAACTGTTTGAAGATTCGGGCATCACCAAGGAGGTGCTCAATAGCTCGGCTAAGTTCGCGGCTTTGTTGCAGTCGCATGGTGTGTGGGTGCCCATGAAGATCAGCCCCGCGACGGGCAAGGAGGCCTACGCCTTTGCCAAGAGCGATCAGGAGTTTGTTGCGTTACTCGATCACCCTAAAGAAGAAGTGCAGGCTATCGTTGCCGCACGTCTGGGCGCTAAGTCTACGTTAGAGGAAACACGTACAGAGCGCTTTATATCCATCGCGCAACGTGGCCCAATCTTCGGTTCGGTTCGCCGTATGCCCATCCCGTTGAAGTACTACGCCGCGCACACTGGGCGTTGGGGTGGCTCGGATAAAGTGAACTTGCAGAACCTGCCTAGCCGTGGCGCAGAGGGTGGCAAGCTAAAGCGTTGCATCGTTGCACCTCGCGGGCATGTCATTATCGACTGTGACTCGTCTCAGATTGAAGCGCGGGTGTTGGCTTGGCTGTCAGGACAGAACGACATCGTCGAACAGTTCCGCAAAAATGAGGATGTGTATCGACACATGGCCTCGGTTATTTATAACTGTTACCCGCACCAAGTGACCGCTGAGCAACGCTTCATTGGCAAGACCACGGTGCTGGGTGCTGGCTACGGCATGGGCGGCGAGAAGTTCCAAGCTCAATTAGCCAACATGGGCAAGAACGTGGACCTCGACACCTGCCGCTACATCATTAAGCAGTACCGCCAATACAACCGCGCTATCTCAGGTTGGTGGTTGGAGTTGGGCATGGTGTTGCAAGCAATCATGGCGGGCAAAGAGGTTTTGGTGGACCACGTCGACCTTATGACCACTAGCCCGATGCTAGGTATAGGGTTGCCTAACGGCCTGTTCCTCAACTACCCAGAGCTGGCCATGGGTATGAACAACGACTTTACATATATGACGCGCATGGGGCGCAACCGTATATACGGTGGCAAAGTGGCAGAGAACTTGTGCCAAGCCGTAGCACGCTGTGTCATTGGGGAGCAGATTATTGAGATCGAGAAGCACTACCGCGTGGTGTTGACGGTGCATGACGCTGTTGCCTGTGTCGTGCCTGAGAGCGAAGCTGAAGTAGCGCGTGCGTATATCGAAACTTGTATGCGTAGATCACCCAAGTGGGCAGTAGGTCTGCCCCTCAACTGTGAGTCAGGAATGGCTCGAAATTACGGAGATTGTTAATGACAAAACCCCTCACATGGTCGTACAGCAGTTTGGCTTTGTACCAGCAGTGCCCTAAGAAGTACTACCACCTCAAGGTCGCTAAAGACATCAAGGAAGAGTTGGGCGAAGCCATCATCTTCGGCAACGAAATACACAAGATAGCTGAGTTATACGTTAGTAAGGGTCAACCTATTCCAGAGAAATATTCAAACATTGAGCCAGCGCTCAAAGCGTTGAAGGAAATGGAAGGTGAGAAGCTGTGCGAGAACAAGTTGGGCTTGACCGCAGACATGAAGCCATGCGGGTTCTTCGACAAGAACGTGTGGTGGCGTGGCATCGCTGACCTCATCATCGTGCAGGACGACACCATCCTGACCGTTGACTACAAAACTGGCAAGAGCAGCAAGTACGCAGACCTCAAGCAGCTTGAGATTCTGTCGCTGGCTATCTTCAAACACTATCCGAACGTCAAGAAGGTGAAGGCAGGACTCATGTTCCTGTTTGCTGATGACTTCGTCAAGACTGCATACTCCGCTGACTCACAGAGCGAACTGTGGACATCGTGGGTATCAGACGTTGGGCAACTTGAGCAGTCCGTCGTGAACAACGTATGGAACGCCAAACCCAACTTTACGTGCCGTGGCTGGTGCCCCGTGCATACATGTGACCATAACCAAGGAACTAAATAATGGCAAAACCTAAAACCCCCCTGTCCACTCGCATCCGTGAGTTCCAAGAGACGCACCCTTTTACGTCTGCAAAAGACGTTGCGGCTAAGTTTAAAACAACCACTGGCTATGTCTACGCTATTCGTAACAAAGACAAGAGCGATGGTGGTTGGAAAACTGTATCTATGTCTACTAGCAAAAAGCCACTTAGCCACTCTATCACCATGATGGAGGACGACGTCACTAAGCTGACTGATGAGCAGTTGGAGCGTATGGCGGCTAACTTGGGCCGACCACGTATGCGTATGCAGACTTCCGCACCTGCTGACAACGTCAATCACCCCGAGCACTACAAGGCGGGCGGTATTGAGACGATCGACTTTATCGAAGCCAAAGGGCTGAACTATCACCTTGGTAACGTTGTGAAGTACATCTCCCGTGCTGACCACAAAGGCGACCGCAAGGAGAACCTGTTGAAGGCTCAGTGGTACTTAAACCGTGAGGTTGCAAAGTATGAATGACGAAGACGAAGAATTTAACCGCATTGAGATGGAGTCCCGCATCAAGCAAAACTACGTGCGAGATATCAAGACGCCATCACGCGAGGCGTTACTAGCAGAGGTAACTGTGCTGACCGAGATAGTGCGTGTGTTGTCGGCAAGGGTTGCAGAGTTGGAGAAGAACACATGAAGTGCCCAGTGTGCGGGGCGTGGACCGTAGTAAAAGAAACGCGAGGTATCCGCAGAAGACGCGAGTGCGCCAACGAACATAAGTTTACAACCGAAGAAACAGTCATCCCCCAAGATGTGCTAAAGAAAAGATCACTCGCCAACTTAATTCAGAACAGGAACAACTATGACGACTGTCATTGACTACGCCGCGCCCATGATGCGCATTGAAAATATCATGAAAGAAATGCACAATTCACTGCTGGACAAGAACATAACTGCCGCTCACCATCAAGCACTCATTTTGGTTGTGGAGGCTCGTGTCCTTTCAAACACTCTCATCCTCATGCAAGAAAAGGAAGAAGAACATGCCTTACGTCAACAAGCCCCGACCCTACAAGAAAGAGTATGACCAACAGCAAGAGCGAGGCGAACTGCCTAACCGTATGGAACGTCAGCGGGCGCGGCGAAAGCTGGATGCCAAAGGCGTTGATCGTGCGGGCAAGGATGTTGCGCACGTGAAAGCTCTGAGCAAGGGCGGCTCTAACAAGGATGGCGTGAAACTTCAGGCCCCCTCAAAGAACCGTTCTTTCAAACGCAACTCTGACAGCTCAATGAAATAACATGCAAATTTTAGCTGACCGCACACTTGTGGTCCAAACTAAACATCCCGCTCGTGTGCTGGAGACCGTGCCTAACAGCAAGGTTGCTTACGACTACGGCGACGGGCGCTACGAGGTGTCCCTTGATTGGGACCTACCTTCAACCCAAACGCTGAGCAAGTTCATGAAGAACGTGCCATCACCCATAAAGCGTGACTACCACTGGCCGCGCCCCTTGGGGTTTGAGCCGTTTGATCACCAGAAAGAAACGGCCTCCTTTCTTTCACTGCGTAAGCGTGCGTTCTGCTTCAACGAGCAGGGCACAGGCAAGACGGCTTCTGTTATCTGGGCGGCGGACTATCTGATGAAGGCGGGCTTGATAAAGCGTGTCCTAGTCGTGTGCCCTCTGTCCATCATGCAGAGCGCGTGGCAACAAGACTTGTTTAAGTTTGCCGTGCACCGTCGCGTGGACGTAGCGTATGGTGACGCAAAGAAGCGTAACAAGATTGCCAACAGCAACGCCGAGTTTATCATCATTAACTACGACGGACTGCCTGCGATTGCTGAGGAAGCTATCAAGAACAACCTGTTTGACCTGATTGTGATTGACGAGGCTAACGCCTACAAGAACGTGCAGACCAAGCGTTGGAAACTGATGCGCAAACTTGTGACCGATAAGACGCACCTGTGGATGTTGACTGGCACGCCTGCGGCGCAGACGCCCACGGATGCATACGGCTTAGGAAAGCTCTGTGTGCCTGACCGCGCACCGCGTTTCTTTGGCGACTTCCGCGAGTCCGTCATGCAGAACTTTGGCATGTATCGTTGGGAGCCACGCCCTGACGCAGAAAAGATTGTGCACGAGCTGCTACAACCAGCCATTCGGTTTGAGAAGAAGGACTGTTTGGACCTGCCTGACGTTACGTTTGTGGAGCGTGAAGCACCACTGACGCCGACCCAGCGCAAGTATTACAAGGAGCTGAAAGATCAGATGCTGCTGGAGACAGCGGGCGAGGAGATCAGCACGGTCAATGCTGCGGCGCGGATGAACAAGCTGCTCCAGATTTCCTGTGGCACGGTGTACAGCGACAGCGGCGCAGTGGTGTATTTCGATGTGTCAAACCGACTGAACGTGGTTGAGGAAGTTATCGAAGAGGCGAGTCACAAGGTTCTGGTGTTCGCGCCGTTCCGTCATGCCATTGATATGCTTCACGCCCACTTGACCAAGGCGGGCATTGCTTGCGACGTCATTCACGGCGACGTACCTGTGCGTAAGCGTACGGACATCTTCAAGCGGTTCCAAGAGAAGGACGACATAAAGGTGTTGGTCATTCAGCCTCAAGCCGCGTCACACGGTGTCACCTTAACCGCTGCCAATGTGATCGTATGGTACGCGCCTGTTACGTCAACCGAGACCTACTTGCAGGCCAACGCACGCATTGATCGGCCCGGCCAGCGCAACCCCATGACTATCGTGCACATTGAAGGTAGTCCTGTCGAGCGCAAGCTGTATCGCATGTTGCGTGAAAACATCACCAACCACACAAAAGTGATTGATCTTTACAACAATGAGTTGTCAGACACTTGACTTTGTCAAGTTTCCTGATATACTTAACAACCCAAAACAGAAAGAGAGAGCAACATGGAAGAAGACCTGTCAGTAGATAAACTGTCCGCTGTCTACCTGAAGATTCGTACTGCACGCGAAGAGCTTAAAGCTAGGTTCGATGCTGATGACAAAGTATTCGCGGACCAAATGTTCGACATAGAAAATGCTTTGATCGACGCTTTGAACAACGCCGAAGCTGATAGCATATCAACCCCTCATGCAACAGTTATCCGTCGAATCTCGACGCGATACAACCCAACAAACTGGGACGCCATTTATCGTTTGGTGCACAAGCACAACGCCTACGGACTCTTGTTCAAGCGAGTGCATGACGCCAACATGAAGGAGTTCCTTGAACAGAATCCCGATGAGTTCCCCGAAGGACTCAACGTCGATAGAAAGTACGCCGTAACAGTGCGTCGTAAGTCATCAACCTAAAGGAGAGATAGTAATGAGCAACATTCAAACATTCCGTGGCGAAATGCCAGCCCACTTGCAAAACGTCAAACTCGACGACTTTACCCAAGCGTTTAGGTCATCTGGCGGTAGCGTCAAGCGCATCACACTGCGCGGGCGTGTTTTCCGTTTGGTAGACGGCGGCAAAGAAATTTCCAAGAACACCGACCCAGAAATGGAAGTCGTCATTGTCAGCGGTAGCAAGACGGTGCAGAAGTCCTATTACGCTGGTGAGTACAACGCCGAAGAGACCTCCGTGCCAGACTGCTGGTCTAGCGACGGTGAGCGTCCTGACGCTGACGTGGCCAACCCACAAGGTGAGCGCTGTAAGGATTGCCAACAGGCGATCAAAGGCTCAGCAGGTGCTGGCCGCGCCGCTTGCCGCTACTCATGGCGACTCGGTGTAGTCCTTCGCAATAACATGGGGGGTGATATTTATCAACTTATCCTCCCCCAGAAGTCTATCTTTGGCCAAGGTGACGTCCAACACATGCCGTTCCTGCAATACGCTAAGTACGTTGCGCAGTCAGGCTACAACTTGAACATGCTGGTTACCAAGCTATCGTTTGACACAGATAGTGATTTCCCTAAGTTGGTATTTAGCAACGCTGAGTTCCTCGACAAGGATAATTACCAGATTGCCGTTGCCCAAGGCCAGACGCAGGTTGCCATTAACGCTGGCCGTTTGAGCTACACCAAGAAGGCAGATGTAGCCGCCATCCCTATGCTTGTTGCTCCTGCTGGCTCCGCCGCCGCAGAGATCAAGGCAGAGCCAGAGGGTGTCATTGAACCAACCGTGCGTACCGCCGCTAAGGTTAAAGAAGCTCCGAAAGAGAAGCAGAACCTTGCCAAGCTGGTTGACTCGTGGGGCGACGACGAATGATTGGCTACAGTCAGCGTGTAGTTCAGACTAACCGAGACGCTGATAAGGGTAGTCTGGGAGTTTTACTTGGGCGCTACTGCATCCAGAAAGAGCTCCCAGTCAACGACGTGATGGAATACTTTGATGTGTCCAAGCAAACTGTGTATAGCTGGTTTGCAGGGACACACATTCCAAGTAAGCGCCACGCCACACTTATCAATAAGTTTCTCGGTCGTACTGGCTAAACCCGTTTGGGGGTAACTAGCTCGACGGAGCGAACGGGGTTTCCGTCAGCCCCCGTTACCCCCACCCTCTCTCATGACGTGCATGGACAAAATATGGCGGATGTTCGGTTACTCAGCGCAGTACTACCTCAAGTTGACGACGGGTGGTACTGCGTACTGGGCTTAAAAAACGGGCGGTTTACCTCCCAAGAACACTTCAAGACGATCGAAGAAGTAGAAGCAGAAGCCGATCGACTTGTAGCCCAGAGCGTAGATGCCTTCTTCGCTTGCGGCAAATTTATAACAGACGAGAACCGAGACGCCGACAACTGCGGTTGGATGCAATCTTTTTTCTTGGATATTGATTGTGGCTTAGATAAAGCAACCCCCGACAAGCACGGGCGCATCAAAGGCTACATCGACCAGCCTACTGGTATGCAGGCGCTCAAAGACCTGTGCAAAACCCTGAACCTACCTCGGCCTAGCGTGATCAACAGCGGGCGTGGTTGGCACGTCTACTGGACGCTGACCGAACCTGTATCCAAAGATCAGTGGTTACCTGTTGCAGTTGCCTTCAAGGCACTGTGCCTAAAACACAAGTTTATTGTGGACCCCGCAGTCCCTGCGGATGCCGCACGTATTCTTAGGGTCCCGGGCACTAAGAACTTTAAAGGCAATCCAGCGCACGACGTGGAGCTGCTGCACTTGGCAAACCCAATTACGTTCGACGACTTTGCCGCACGCTTGGGGCCTATTGCTCCTGTCAAGACGCATACGCCTGTCAAAGAACTCGACGAGTTTACTCGCGCCGTGATTGGCAACCGTCAGTCCCGCTTCAAGACCATCATGATGAAGACGGCTGAGGGTAAGGGATGCGCACAGCTTCAGAACATCATAGAGAATCAAGCTGACATTGAGGAGCCACTTTGGCGGGCAGGGCTGTCCATTGCTCAGCACTGTGTGGACCGCGACAAGGCGATTCACATGATGTCTGATCAGCATCCTGACTACAGTCGTGACACCACCGAGCGCAAGGCCCACGCTACGAAGGGCCCGTACACGTGTGAAGTGTTTGACTCTTTCTATCCTAACGTGTGTGACCAATGCCCAAACAAGGGCCAGATCAAGTCCCCGATTGTGCTTGGCCACGAGATTGCCAAGTCCAACGAAGGTGACACGATCAACTACGAGACCGCGCCTGCGCCAGCCGTGGCCGTGGACCCCACCACCAAGACGGGCTTTGTAGTTCCTAAACTACCGCATCGTTACTTTCGGGGCAAGAACGGTGGCATCTACAAGTACCTCAAGGACGAAGACGAAGAAGATGGCGAGAAGGGCGTAGCCCTTGTTTACGAATACGACCTATTTGTAGTGAAGCGCTTGTTTGACCCCATGCAGGGTGAGACGGTCTTGATTCACTTGGCACTACCCCGAGATGGGGTGAAAGAGTTTTCCCTGACGCTGGTCGATGCGCTGAGCAAAGACGAGCTGCGCAAGGTTTTATCGTTCCAAGGCGTGATTGCAATGCAAGTCCAGATGAATTTGATTTTGGAGTATTTGGTGCAATGCGCGAAGGAACTGCAAGTATCACAAGAGGTAGAGACAATGAGACTGCAATTTGGTTGGGCTGACGGTGACTCTAAGTTCATCCTTGGTGACCGTGAGATTGGCCCAAGTTATTCGCGTTACAGCCCACCGTCCAAGGCGACCCGTGAAGTAGCTCACGCTTTGCGCCCTATGGGTAGCTTAGAGGAGTGGAAGGACATCATTAACACATACAACATGCCCGGCTTTGAGCCTCACGCTTTTGCTGTCTTCACAGCGTTTGGCGCACCCCTGATTAAGTTCATGGGAGTGAAGGGCGGCATCATCAACTTGATTAACAACCGCTCGGGTACGGGTAAGTCCACCATTCTGCAAGTAATGAACAGCGTGTGGGGCCACCCAGACGAGCTGATGTTGCAATGGCGCGACACTTTGAACGTGAAGCTACACCGTATGGCCGTGATGTGCAACCTGCCCTTGGGTGTGGACGAGATCACTAAGATGAGCGGTGACGACTTTTCTGACCTAGCCTACAGCGTGACCCAAGGTACACCGCGCCGCCGCATGAAGGCGTCCGCCAACGAGGAGCGCGAATCCCAAGGCTACTGGGCCACCACCATGGTGTGCACATCCAACGCCAGTATGACTGACAAGCTGGAATCCCTGAAAGCCACGGCTGAAGGTGAGCTGATGCGCATGATGCAGTACCGTATTGACCCAACCAGCAATCTTGACAAAGCCACGGCCAAACACATCTTTGGTCGTCTACACAGTAACTACGGTCTGGCTGGACAAATCTATGCGCAGAACCTTGTGGGTAACTTGGAAGACACCATTGAGACAGCCTTGGGTTTACAGGTTAAGTTTGACAAAGCCGCCAAGATTGACACGCGGGAACGGTTCTGGTCTGCCATGGTTGCGTCCAACCTGACGGGCGCAGTATCCGCTCGTAAACTTGGCTTACATAATATAGATACCAAGCGCGTGTTTGACTGGGCGGTCAACGAGGTGCAAACCATGCAGGGTGAAGTTCGTGTGTCGTTTGACGACTACGCCACTGTGGTGGGTGAGTTTTTACTCAAGCACAACTTAAACATTCTTGTGTGCAATCGGCACAGCTCGTCCAAGTCTGGCATTGCCGCCGCTCCGCTGGTGAACCCACGCGGTCCGCTGATGATTCGTTACGAGCCTGACACCAAGCGCTTGTTTATCGTACGCCAAGAGTTGAAGAACTTCTGTGTCAGCCGCCAGATCACGTTCAACGATATGTTAGCTGGCCTGAACAAAGATGGCGCGTTCATCGCCGAAGTACGTACCCGCCTTGATATTGGCATGGAGATGCAAGCTCCTCCTGTGGTGGCGCTTGAGTTCGATGCTGACCTATTGGGTGTAGCGCCGGGTCTGGGTGATGCGGATTGAGGGTGTTAACTATTACCTGCACTGGCCAAAGTTCAGGATAGGCACATCGTTCTTTGTCCCATGCCTCAATGATGCCGACGCCCGCCAACGCATCGAAACTAAGATGTCCCGGCTGGGTTACGCCACAATCATTAAGCTAGTAGTAGAAGATGGAATACGAGGCTTGCGGGTCTGGCGCATTAAGCGGTAGAATCTGCGTGCAACTTGCAGTTGCCTCTCCCTGCTGATGGACTTAGCCCCGCCGTAAAAAGCGGGGCTCTTTTTATTGTCCTGCCATATAGTTCTGGCGTGTCAGAGATTCGCGCAAACGTTTGTCGATGTACAGACCGTTTTCCGTCTGCGACGACTTCTTCATGCGTTCGATGATAGAGCCAGTAATAGAGTCCGCAGGGATGCGCACCGATGGGTGCTTATCGTTGAACTCCATGATCTTGTCAAAAGCCTCGCTGTTGTTCTCTACGTCGTTGGCCATAAAGGTCAACCCGTAGTAGTTCAACAAGTTCTGGCGCTCTTTCAAGATTGCTTGCTCATGGCCTTTGACCGTGATGTTGTAGTACTGACGCTCGGCTAGCTCTTGTGAGCGTAAGCCCAGACCCTGCATCATCAAAATAAACGCGCTTGGGTCTTCGGTCAGCATGTCTCCACGCAAAGTAGTTGCACCACCCTCACGCGCCATACGCTGAGCAATCAAGGCGTTCTTGATGAAGGCGGGCGAGACTGCCTCGATAGCGCGGTCACCGTGGCCTTGGTTCCACAAGTCAACTGCGCGGGCAGCGTTAACACCGATTCCGATGGTTGGGCCAAGCAGGTCTACGAGGAAGGTCTGCAATGCTTCAGCTTCGTCTTGGTTCTTGCGCCCATCACGGAACCACATCTCATCTAGTTTAACTCGGCCACCGATGTCTAGCCCAGTTATAGCGTTGAGTGAACCGCGTGTAATTGCAGTACCCATACCTGCGCCAAATGTTTCGTTGGCCCAGTTCACAAAGGACAACTCAAAGTCAAACGGTTCTTCGTCATCGTCTCCACCGCCCGCAATGTTAAACACAGCGTTGACGATAGACGCCACAGTCGAGAAGCCCCAGAGACCAGTGACCCCCGAGAAAATTGCGGACATGCCCATGGTTCCAACGAACCGTGCACGCGCTTCGCGCTTCTGCTCGATCGGCAAATCCTTGATTGAGTTCAGCAGGTTGTGCGCCAAGAAGAAAGTCATTTGTTGCGGGAACTGCTTAAACTGCAACACGATGCGGGCCACAGGATGTTGAAAGTAACGAGGCTTGTTGGTTGACGAATAGTCAAACATAGCGCGTTGCGTAATTGCTTTTGCTTCCGCGATAGACTCAGCAAATGCTTGCTGGCGATTTGCCATACCTTGGCGCTTTTCCATAGCTGCACGGAACGCAGACATGGCCATCACTTCGCGGTTAAAACGTTCAGCGTGATGAAATGCGTAGGTCAACACCTGCATACTTTTGTTGCGTAGGCCAGAGTAATTCTCTGTTGGTGTTGAAGCCAGACCAGACTGATCATACGTTGATGTAATATCAATTAGGCCATCAGCGACAAACCGGTTGTACGCCGCCCGCTCAGTACTGGTCAACGCGCTGGAACGGTCAAACGATGGAGAAAGCAGACTGCTGTCTCGTACGCGCTCGCCAACTTGCACGTTAAACCCAGTCATCATGATCTGCGCAGCAGCTTTGCTGGTTTCGTAGAGCACCTTGCCAGTAGCAGCGGTGTAGCCCATCTTTGGGTTTGCCTTAACTTGCTGGCCAACTAAAGTTGGGAAGCCAATGATGACACCACCCAATATGTTAGTAACAGCCGATGCAACAGACGTTAGATAGTAAATGAAGCCGACGTTGGACAACATAGAAGGGATTGTGCCAATGTCTGTTGGGTTCAGCATCAGGTTCAGTCGGCGATCAACCTCGTTGACATAGTCACGCAACTCATCAGACTCTTTAACCACAGAGGGGTCGTATCCCACGTTCGGGTCAAAACGGTCCTTCAACTGCATACGCGCAGCTTCCAACTGAGAGAACATCTCTGGAGAGTACTGGAAGCGAGCCAGCTGATAGGCCATGTTGAACGACGACGTTGCAAAACTACGCAGTGCATCTTCTGAGTAACCAGCCACGTTGTTACGATGGATAAACTGATTGCGCATACTGCGGTCAGGCTGATTAGACAGATAAGTCTGATAGATTGAGTCTTTGAGTTCCTGCTTGTTGCCAGTTTTTAACTTATCAATAGCTGCAAAAGTTTCTTTTAGAAACTTAGACTCACGGGCGTGATAATCCATCTGCTTGGTAAAGTCATTACCAATGTTGGAGCCGATGGTGTCGGCCAGATGTGGGTCTCTTTCCAACCGCTCCTCGATGTGGCGGTCACGCGCAGCCTCAGACTCAAACATGTAGTACTCACGGCTTGCGCCCTTACCGATCTGATACCAGAAGCGACCAAAGCGCATAAGTGGGAAGTAAGGACCTTTAAGCGCACCCTTCTCGAACTCGTTGCGAATCTCTGTAATAGTGGTTTCACTCACACCCAACTGACGCATTTGAATAATGCGGCGGTTCATTAAGCGTTTGTAGTTAGAGTAACGGCGTTCGTAAAAATCGCGTACTTCACGGTAGATACCTTTAGCTCTAGGGTCCAGCTTGTTCCACTCAATCATCAAGTCCTGATTGGCGTTGCGTTGGTTAGTTGTAGCCTTATCGGGGTCAAGTTCTTTCATGGTGGCCATGTGCATCACCACGCCTACTTGTCTAGACATATCAGGGTCAGCCGATTGCAGTGCCTCCCACTTCTGAGAAATCTCACCAGACTCTCTCAAGATACTGTTCTTGCGAGACAAGAAGTCTTCAGTAACACGAATAAAGTTGCTAATCTGTGGCAAGCGACCAGCGATTAAATCGTCCAACTGACGCAAAGTCAGTAAACCCAAAGCAGTTGGCCTAACCTCGGCGGACATGCTGTGGTACTCGCGAATCGCTGCGCGGCCCCACGAGCGGCTGGTCATTAGGCGTTTGATAGCGCTTGGTTGATTGGGCATGCCGGGACGCATTGCCTTAATGCGTGGTGGCTTGGTACGCAGGGCCTTTGGTCCGGTGGTGGCGGTCAAGCCCTCCAGAGACATAGGACCTGCAATCATTGCGTCGGTA